CAAGGCCGAGTTCAGCGCGGCCATCAAGGCCATCGCCGAGGCGGGCTACACCGACCCCGGCGCCTGCAACCCGGTGCGCAATTTTCGACTGCCGGGTAGCGTGAACCTCAAGCCTGGCCGCGACAACTTCGCCGCGCGCCTGGTGGAGTTTGATTCAAAAAAAGAATACACACTAGGTGACATCTGCGCCGCCTTGGGTGTCACGCCGGTCGAGCCCGACTCGCTCACCCTGCGCCCCATCCGCATCTCAGATGATGGCGCGGATGACGTGATGGCGTGGCTCAGTGGCCAGGGTCTGCTCTTGTCCAAACCCAATGGCGAGGGTTGGGCAGGCGTCATCTGCCCCAATGGTGCCGAGCACACAGATGGCAACCCAGAGGGGCGCTATATGCCCGCCAACCGGGCCTACTGCTGCCTGCACTCGCATTGCGTTGACTTCGACTCCCGCGCCTTTTTGACGTGGGTGGCCGACCAAGGTGGCCCCGCCCACACCTCCGGCTTGCGTGAGGAGCTGCTCACCCAAGCCATGGAGTCAGCTTTGAGTAAGTTAGCACCGACCGCTGAATATCCCGATGAGGCCGCCCGCGTCATTGCTGAGGTAGAGCGCAAAGAGTTGGGCCGGGTCGAGAAAAACGAATGGTTTGAGCGCTTTGCTTACGTCCAGACCGATGACGCCTTTTTCGACATGACCGACCGCCGGGAGGTGTCGCGCAACACCTTCAACGCCTTGTATCGGCACATCGATTGCAAGTCCATACACAACGCCAAGCGCCGCATCGAGGCCGCAACGTCATTCGATGAGAACCGCCAAGGCAAGGGCGCCAAATCTTTGGTTGGCATTACCTACGCCGCTGGCGCGTCCGTGCTAGTCGCCAGAGAGGGCCAGGTCTACGGCAACCGCTGGCGTGACGCCCGCCCGCAGCCGGTGGCCGGTGATCCGGCTTTGTGGCTGGCGCACGTGGAGCGCATGGTGCCCGAGCGCTTCGAGCGCGAGCACCTGCTAAACGCTCTGGCCCACAAGGTGCAGTTTCCAGGCCACAAGATCAACCACGCCATCTTGTTGGGTGGCAACCATGGCAGCGGCAAAGATACCCTTTTTGCCCCCTTCTTTTGGGCCATTGGTGGCCCGTCCAAGCACAACTGCTCACTGGTCAAGAATGAAGAGCTCACGTCCCAGTGGGGCTACGCGCTCGAGTGCGAAGTGATGGAAATTGCCGAACTGCGCCAGGCTGAGGCCAAAGACCGCCGAGCGCTTGAGAACACATTGAAGCCCATTATCGCCGCGCCCCCTGAGCTGCTCATGGTCAATCGAAAGGGCTTGCACCCCTACATGGCCTTGAACCGGGTCTTCGTGATCGCCTTTTCCAATGAGCGCGTGGCCATCAGCATACCCAGCGAAGACCGCCGTTGGTTTGTCCTTTGGGCCGACGCCCCTAAGCTCCCAGAAGCTCAGGCCGTGAGCTTGTGGAATTGGTATCAGCACCGCGCGGGCTTTGAGGCCGTGGCCCACTATCTGCACACCCGTGACGTGTCCGCGTGGAACCCGAACGCAGCGCCCCCCATGACTGAGGCCAAGTCCATCATGGTCGAGCATGGCATGTCTGGTGCTGAGTCGTTTCTGGTTGACCTCATGCGCAGGCGCGCCGGTGAATTTTCGCGTGGGGTGTGTGGTGGCCCCTTTTATGGGCTTTGTGACCGGCTTCAGGGCATTGCGCCCGGTGGGGTTAAGGTCGTCCAGGCCGCGCTATTGCACGCATTTAAAGAGGCCGGATGGATCGACATGGGCCGCATCAAATCGCGCGACTTTGAGACCAAAAAACACGTCTTTTGCGCCCCTGAGCTTGGCGAATATTCGCGCTCCGACCTGCGCCGAATGATTGAGATATAAAAAAAGCCCCCTTGCGGGGGCTTGTGAGGGTTGGCAACTGCTCAAAGATCGAGCAGAAGTGCAAGTATAGCGGCAAGGATCACCGCGCAAATTAGCGCCATGCTATCACCAATGGCGCGGCGTCATACTTGGGAGCCGGGCAGGCCACAGTGAAAAGCCCCGCGCCCCGCTTTATGCGCCCCCAGGCATCCCGGCGGTTTTGGTTCACCAGCTCCCCCCGCTTGACCGCGCCATAAACTTGGTGGCGCGTGAACCCCTCCGCTTCGATCTCCACCATGGTGCGCGGTGTCTCGCAAAAATCAATTAGAGTCATGGCGCGTCCCCCTTGGGCGGTGGGGGTGGGGGCGCATACCGGCGCAGAATGTCTTCAAAGATCGGATGTAGCATCATCCACCTCCCATGCGCTATCTTCACCGCTTGGCATCGTGGGCGTGGTGCTCAGGGGCTGCCAGTCCCATTTGGTCAAGTTCTTTTTAGCGTTGAGCGCCTCATACGCGGCCACATAATCGGCCGTGCTCATGCTGGCCCCATGGGGCGGGTATAAGCGCTTTTCGGCCCCTTTGCTCTTTAGTTTGCGGTGTTTGCCGGTGCACTTGGCGTGCAACGTGAAAATGTCAAAACGATCGGTTTTGTATGTGGTGTTTCCAATTTTTACGGTTTGCATGTTACGGTCTCCAAATGAAAAGATCCAAAGCCACCACAATGATGGCCACCAAAAAAACAATGCGCTGCGCGCGCTCAAAAATAGTCATAAGTTCCCCAAAAAAAAGTGGTCAAAATCAAACACGGCCACATAAAACCCGCGCGGGCTCGCGTGGACCTCATAAAGCCATGCGTCATCATCCTGCGCGGCCAACGTATCAGCGAGAGCCTGCGCGGCTCCCTTGGTGTTGAAATAGGTCATATGGTGCAACACCCACAGCATGGGGCATCTTCGCAGCGGCCGCGTGGATTTCGATAGAACGTGGTCGGGCCGGTTTCACCAAAAAAAGTAATTTCGCCCGGTTCGCCCGTGATCCATGCGCGGCGCGTGGCCGTGCAATATTGGATCTCATCGCCAGGGTATATCGGCGCGCCGGTGCGCGCGTCTTTGCCCTTAAATTTTGCCTTCATGGTCTTAATCATTGGGCACCCCCAAGCATGCGCGCGCATGCACACTCATAGATCGCGCGCGCGTTATCGTTAAGGTTTTCCACCGATAACATGGGAGAGGGTTTAAAGTATTGCCCCAAGCGCGACAAACGCGCGTATTCGCGCGACCATTGGCCACCATGGCAATGCGACAACGCCAGATAATAGGCTTCGCAGATATCAAAACGATCAAAATACATAGATTACCCTTCGATTAGTTGATTGACGTGCACCAATGCGCGCCCCAATGCGGCCAGTGACGGCCGCATAAGGTCACACACTAGCGATCGAGATAACCCGGCGCGCATGACCGGCCGCATGGTCCGCGATCACAATATCGCGCGCAGCGATTGACGTGCCGCTACACAATGTGCATTTGGCACATGTGGACCGGCGCCCGCCTTCGGCCGATGCCGGACATAATGCTTCACCCGGTTGCACGTCAACACCCACGGAAACCCGAAAAACCCTCATGCCTAGTAGGTTTGCTTTGGCCGCTTGATCGATATTGTCCGCGCTGGCCATGACAAGGGGCGCCCATGCGGCCACATCAAAATCAGACCGGTCCCATTGGTGCGAATATCCGCGCCGGCCGGCTGCATACCGGGTTATTTGGGTCCACATGCGGACCGGGGCAGCGAACGGGTCTCCATACGTGCCCAAGCGCACAATTTTCCCTGAGAGCACGCGCGCGATTGTGGCCGGGTCCGCTTTCACGTACCGGCCGCGCTTATATGCGTGGAATACACTTTGCACGCTCTTACCTACTTGGACATAACACGGCGGTTCGTCACTTTCGCCGGTTTTAATGAGATACGGCCGGTGGCCACAATCGCCGCATATGGATTCATCCGCGCCGGTTTGCAGCGCGGCCATGGGCGCGATATCTGAGCGGATGATGAAGGTTTGCACAATCGCGCCGGTTTTATCGTTTTTCGAATCGGTGTGGATTTTGTTAACAATAACGACAATGGGCGCGCCATCGATCAATGATGGACCCTCGTATGCGATAAACCCTAGAATTTTGGACATGATGGACCTTTACTGTATTTGATTGAATTGAGCGGCCAGGCGCGTAGCCTGGCCGGGTTTGCTTACTTAATTGTGATCATGCCAGGCATGGCCATGACGTGCCACAGTGCGCGGTTCGGCGCTTTGATGGCGCTTAGTATCTTGGTGCCATCAGGCGCGCGCACTGTGCACGATATATCACCCATGCGGATATCGGCATTGTCGGGAAACCCGGCCAGCAGGGTTTTAAGCGCTTTGGTGGTCAATGGTGTGGGCAACGATTTCATGGGATACCTTTCGATTAGTTGATTGAATGAGAGTTTTTCGGTGCTCTCACTATATAAGCATAATAGAATCGTGCCAGTTGTTGTAAGTGATTGATTTACATGACCCATCTAAAACCCTATGTACAATAATGCCTTACAAATAAGTGGTGTGGATAGTGTGGGCGCGATTGTGGGCGCTTTGGGGGCTATTGTGGACAACGTGCCATTGACCGGGTTTAAGAGTGAAAAACCTATATTGTGGACAATGTGGACTACTTTAAATGATACGCTAGATGATAGATATTTTTGTAATACTATATAGCTACACAGTAGGTGTATGGCTCACGAATGCTCACACCCCTCCGTTTCAGACGCAAAAAAAAACACATGGGTACAACGCCCACATTGTCCACAAATGCGCTACCTGGTGCGCTACCTGGTGCGCTACCTGGTGCGCTACCTGGTGCGCGATGACCCCGGCCAACGAGCGACCGGGTCATGTGGACGCTACCCACATTGCCCCCCACCAAAGTACTACATTGTAAGTTTTTGTAAGGTTGTCGGCTGCATGGCCGGTGGCCGTTTGCTTTTTGCTTGAGGGCCCCCGGGTAGGGCCGGCGGCCAAGGGCCACGGAAGCGGAGGGGCCGTGAACAAAATTTTTTATAGCCCACATTGCCCACATTGCTTACAAATTTTTAAATTTATTTTTGGTATATTCGGCACATGTTTGAAAGCCTACCTTTTGCACCGCGCAAGGTCGAAGCGACTGAGGCGCGTTTGCACCGCATCTACGAAGCTGCCAAGCTGGGGCTGAAAGGTGACTCGTTGGCGTTGGCTTCTGGCATGCTGCCCGCCGAATACCGGCAATTGGTGCAGCTTGACCCCATTGCGGAGATGGCCGCGCAAAAAGGCAAAGCAGACGCTGAGATGGAAATGTCCCAATGCTTGCACAAGGCAGCGCGAGAGGGCGACTCCAAAGCGGCGCTGGCCATACTTCAGAACGTCCACGGTTGGGTGGCCAAGCAATCTATTACTATTGATGTTGACCAGCGCATCTCAGTTACCCAGGCGCTGCGCGACGCTGAGTCCCGCGTCATCGACGTCATTGCCCATGAGCCCTCACTAAATAAGCTAAAACATGCAGAGCACCAAGTACAGCGCTGAAGACGAACAAGAGTTGATGGCCCGGCTGTGGAGCCCGGCGATTAAGGACAATCCGTTGGCGTTTGTGATGTTTGCTTTTCCTTGGGGTGTCAAGGGCACGCCGCTGGAACATTTCACCGGCCCGCGCAAATGGCAGCGCGAGGTGCTGCTGGACATTGCCGAGCATATCAAACTGAATCAGGGCAAGACTGACTTTGATGTGTTGCAAGAGGCCATCTCATCTGGCCGGGGTATTGGCAAGTCGGCGCTGGTGTCATGGATCACGATCTGGATGCTGGCCACCAGGATCGGCTCGACAACCATCATATCGGCCAACTCAGAGAGCCAACTACGCTCAATCACCTGGGCCGAGATTACTAAATGGTTGGCCATGGCCATCAACTCACACTGGTTTGAAGTGTCAGCCACCCGCGTCATGCCGGCCAAGTGGCTGACTGAACTGGTCGAGCGGGATTTGAAGAAGGGCACCCGGTACTGGGGCGTAGAAGGACGCTTGTGGTCAGCCGAGAACCCAGACGCCTACGCTGGCGTGCACAACTTTGACGGTGTGCTGGTGGTTTTTGACGAAGCGTCAGGTATTGATGACTCCATCTGGGCGGTGACAGGCGGTTTTTTCACAGAAAACACGCCAAACCGCTTCTGGTTGGCTTTTAGCAATCCACGGCGCAACACCGGGTACTTTTATGAGGCGTTTAACTCCAAACGAGCGTTCTGGCGCACTCGAATCGTGGACGCCAGGACGGTCGAAGGCACCGACAAGGCGGTTTACAACCGGATCATTGACGAATATGGGCCTGACTCATCACAAGCGCACGTCGAGGTCTACGGCATGTTCCCAAGTGCGGGCGATGACCAGTTCATCGGCGCCGACATTGTGGACGACGCCATGGCCCGGCCCAAGTACAAGGATGCCAGCGCCCCAATCGTGATCGGCGTAGACCCGGCGCGGTTTGGAGCGGACGCTACGGTGATTGCGGTGCGCCAAGGGCGAGATATTGTCAAAATCATGCGCCATAGGGGCGACGACACCATGACGGTGGTGGGGTATGTGATCGAGGCGATTGAGGAATTCAAGCCGGCGTTGGTCGTGATCGACGAAGGCGGGTTGGGGGCGGGCATTGTGGACAGGTTGAAAGAACAGCGGTACAAGGTCAAGGGCATAAACTTTGGAAATAAAGCCAAAAACCCGATCATGTACGGTAATATGCGCGCGCAGATGTGGGGAGATATGCGAGAATGGCTGAAATCTGCTAGTATCCCTAGCGACAGGTTCTTGAAGACGGACTTG